GTGGTTGTAGCGGGTAGTCCATGCCTCTTGAGCATTGTCATAAGCGATGGCAGAACCCTCGTTTTTGACAGGTGCGGCTGAGAAGCCAGACAGTTTGGTTTCTTCTTCAAAGGAACGCTCAGAGGTCTCTGTTTCGTAGATCTCTTTGTGTTGCTCACCGTAGCGAGCGTACTCCATGCCAAACAAAGCATTCAAGCCGGGCAAGAGCTCCTTAAGTAGTTGTGCACGTGAAATAGCCATTTAAGTAACTCCTTAAGCGCCAGTGGCAGAGTAGTAACCATGCAAGCCTTGGTTCAACTTAACCAAAACTTCGGGGTACTGGATAAACACAATAGTGGATGCGCTAGGAATAGCGGTAACACTGCCGGGGACTGCAATCGCAGCGTTAATCGTAACTGATGTGTCGGCAGCGGCTGCTGCGGTAGTTACAAAAGAACCTGTTTGAATGATTTGCCCATTTGCTGCAACGTAGGCTACATCTGTTCCAACAGGGATTGCGCTAGGCAAACCAGAACCAGTTAAGGTAATTGTTGTAGAAGATGAAGAGCCAGTAGCACTCGTAGTAATAGCAGACTCTTGTACCAAGCCAACCAAACGTAAAGGTAAGGTGGTTGTTACAGGAGTAGCTGAAGGAGCTAAAACTGCGTTAGCAGAATTACCAGTGGTGGTGCTACCCGTATTGTTAATGGCAGATAGGTTAGTACCAATCATAGCCATAGCAGCAGAAGCAACAACAGTAGTGGCGGAACATACAACCGCTTTAAACACAGCATCGGGGTCGTCCAATACATAGGCTTGGCAGTCACCCGCGAGGGTGCTTGCGGGCCAGTATTGGCTGAATTGCTTTTGCTTAGTTAAAGGATTGGTGAATGTGCAGCCCAGAAAAATACCAACCGTTTGGTTTAAACCAGTGCCAGTACCGACTGAGGCGCGGGTTACATTACCACGGGATAGTACAACGAAATCACCATAGAAGATGTTGGTTGCATAACCGTACTGGATGGGGTACATACGAGTAGAACCCGCAAATACTTGACCACCAATTAAGTTCTGCGCCAACAGCCCATATGGTGCTGATACGACGGGATAAGCCATTTAAGACTCCTTTTAAAAAAATTTAAGAACCTGTACCAAATGTTACTTTTGACGATCTTTCCGCGAACTTTGACATCCGTGGATCGTTGTCTTTCATGTAGGTGTTGTCTACCGAATCCATTTGCGCTTTGTTTATCTTGGCAAAGTGAGCGTCACGTTGTTGCATAAACTCGGCTGGAATACGGCAAAGTACTAACCCGCCTATTTCAATATTACCTTTAAAGCGTCCTTCAACGGAAGCGTGCATCATGAGTTCTGGATAGTCTTCCGCTTTGCAGGGTTCGTATCCCTCACGTAACTTAGAGGAGATATTAGATGGATCACTATTACCCAGTACGCTAATACGGATCCAACGATGCGACCAACCGGGCCTATCGTCAGGTGAAGGTAAAGCTTCTGGTGCACGCCACGCCGTTGGTCGTTGCATCTCTTGACGAGTATCCAACGCACGATCTAAGCGAATTTGCGGTTTTCCAGATTTAGTAACTTCAGTGTTTTCCATTTTTTATCCTTTTCTAAGTAAAGCAACCTGTCTTGCATATTCTTCAATGGGCACCCCAAGGCGACGCGCAGTGGCGGCTTCTGATGCTTTTAAACGAATACGACTAGGTGGAGTACTTCGTGAGGCGGGTGCCACAGGCGAAGTAATTCTTGTTGCACGGGAGGGAGTTTCATAGTCCCCATCTTCCGGTTCTGACGCCCTTTTCTTAGGAGGCGGATCGTCTTCCTCATCGCTCTGAACATCATTAAAATGTTCAGGAAATCTTTTGCGCATCGTTTTGTCGATGGTTTTGTAGTACTCTTCAGTACCAACGTAGTCCGAACCATACTGGTTTGCAAGTTTTTTGTCAAGACCTAAAGCAGAAGCAGTCATTTCTTCGTCAACGCCCCACCAATCTGAGTTCTGCTCTACCCAACTTTGAGTACGACGATCAAGTCTTTGTTTGGGTTGAGCTTGGGGTTGCTGAGTTGGAAATTCGCGTTCTTCTACTTGGACTGGTCTCAACCCTTGGGCTTTATCTAGCCTTAAAGTAGCCTGCGCAATCTCTGTTTGAGCGTCGGCAATAGCGTCCACATCACCGTTCTCATACGCTTCTTTGTACTTTTTCTTGGCAGTTGCCAACATCATGTCCGCAGAAGTTTGGGATTGTTCAATGAATGCTTTACTACCAAAAGCGACTTGCTGTTGAAGACGTTTGTTCTCTTCAAATACTTGTCTTGCAAAGTTTTCCGCCGCTTCGCGTTCACGTAGGGCTTCTTCTTTTGCTCGGCGTTCATCGTGGTAACCACGGGTGAACTTTTTGATACGGGCTTGAACCTTTTCGTCGTACGTTGCTAATTCGTCTTCGGTTGGGTCTTCTACCGGTTCTTTCATGGGCTTGCGGCCACGATCTTGAGCGGGCGTATCGTCTTCAATTTCTATTTCAAACTTTTCTTCAGCAGCAGCTTTCTCTGCTTTTTCATCGGGAAACTCATAAGAGTCTTCAAACTTCTGTGTTGCCATGTATTACTCCTTATGCAGCACGGCTAATTCCGCGCGGATCTTCCACAACCGCTTCAACCGAATCATCATTAATGATGCGGAATTCACGGCCATGAATCTTCAGACGGGTGCCTGAATTGGGTCGGACGATGACAAAGTCACCTTCCTTGCACGACGGCCCATTAGGGAACCGAGCGGTATCTGTATAGGCATCAGGGCCTAGCTTTACTACAAATAGTACTGGAGTTAGTACTTCTTCATAGTGCATGGATTGGTTTGATTTAACAATACCAATTTCACTATCTGCAAACTCTTCCATTGCTTCAGGAACAACGCACAGAAGTCGGAAGGTTTTTGGGTCAGGCAACTGCTTTGCTTTATCCTCTGCACTCGTATTAAGAATGCCGGATAAATCTACCGCAGCGACATCAAATTCAGTCATCGGAATACTCCATTTTTTGCATGAGGTCTTTGACAAGTTGTTCTGCATGAGTCAGACCCCGGATGACCCCGCAGACATGCCGATACTCGGCAAAGTCTTTTGCACCTCCTCCTGCGAGGAAGGAAACTTGATCGCCACGGAGTTTGTCAACTTCCTTGGCTAAATATTGAAACGCTTGTGTGCTCATTCATCTCCCTTTTTAGGAGTTTGTCTACGTTGCGCCATCTGTGCGGCAATCTGTGCCCTGTGTTTGGCAACATCCACACCCATGCGTGCGCCCTCAGTTTGCTGTTGTGCACGGAGTTGAGCTTTGTGTTTAGCAGCCTCCATACCCATACGTACACCCTCAGTTTCCTGCTGGCGCTGCGCCTTATCTTTCTGTGCAGCGGCAGTTGCACCCACCTGCATGGCCGCGATTTCTTTCTGTGACTCAATACGAGCAGCTTCAAGTTGCAACTGTTGGGTTTTGGCTTGAGCATCTTGCTGTTGCTTTTGGGCTTTAAGTTGAACTTCTTGCTGTTTGATTTGAAGTTCTTGCATTTGCATCTGTACGACAGGGTCTTGCATTTGTTGTTGAGCAGCTTGCTGCTGCATAGCTTGTTGGTCTTGCGCAAGTAGTTGTTGCGTGGCTTGAGCAGCGGCAATTGCAATTTGGTCGGCTATTTGTGGTGGGATGTCCAACTGCTGATTACTATCTTCTGAGTTTTTATCAACCATTGGCGGCAACGACTGTTGAATCATCTGCTCAACCTGCACACGATACTTAAACGCCATGTGCTCGTTGATGTGCGCCATAGCAGCAGCCATGATTCCCGGACCCATTGGATTGTTCTGCAACAACTGTTGGACGTGTGGGTTCTGAATAAACGCTTGATGGCTCGCCATGTGAGCATCGTGGTTCTGCTCAATAAATGATTTAACTGGCTTCATAGTCAAGATGTTCTGGTTTTCTTGCACTGGGTCTACAGGTTTGGAATCATCATCAAGAGGCACTAACTTGTTGGCATTCTTAATACCCAATACCTCAATCATCTGACGATGCAGTAGGGGGAGGTTATAGAGTTGTGGGGCTGATTGTGCAAGCTGAAGAACAGCTTGGTACTGCACAATTTTCTGCGCCATAGTCGCAGCATTTGGGTCACTGACAGGAATAACATCTGTGCTGTCATAGTCTGATTTCTTAGCTTTACGACCTGCGTCTTCGGGCTGATATTCATACTCATCAGGGGTGTAATCAGCAATGATGATCTTGAGTAACTTAAACTCTTGTTTCATCGCATAGTGCAAGCGAGCCTGCACCGCTGTCATCACTTTTAGTGTGCGTTCTAACAGAGCTAGTGTTGTGCCAACAGGAGCGTTTGTGCTCATGTCGCTGACGTTCATATCTCCACTCGACGCAAAGGCACGGCCTTCCTGCACGATTTGCTGGAACAACAGCATCAATACTTGTGATGGCTCCTTATATGGAAGCGGTAAGATGTTGTCTCTGATTGACCCGCTTGGTACATCTACGTCTCTAAACTCTCCGGGCTGGATGGGGGTGTCGTCCCCTTTGATGCGAAGTCCTCTGGACTTGAGGCCACCGGGTAGGTTTGATAAAGTGCCCGCATCCACCAACTGTCGAATGAGCATGGTGGCGGACTTGGCATAGCCCCCGATAAGATGGATAAGACCATACCCATAGAACCCAAATCCGGGGATGTACTGGTAGTGGACAAAGTGCTGTCGCTTGGTGTGGAGGACGTCATCTTCATACCAATTTCTCCTGATAGCTAAGATAGTGCGTGATGTCTTCTCTATAGTAACAACATATGGAAGCGCGATCCCAGTCTGACGACCTTTTTTGTCTTCGTGCTCAAACCCTTTCAAGTCAATATTGACGTGCATCTCAAGGATACGGAAGCGATCATCCTGCGTCGCGGACATGCCTGTTTCTTCAGCTTTTTGCTTCTCAATATCATCAAGCTCATAGCCGGGCTCACCTAGATCAACATCTACATAAAAGCCAGCTTCTTGTAACTTAATAACCTCATTCTCAGTCTTCCTCATCACGTGCGTGACACGGTCGGCATCCTCAATACTAGACGCGCCATACGGAACAACAATGTCTTCTGCGGGAATAAACACCGCCACTTGACGGCCTTTGCTTGGGTCAAAATACACTTTCTTAAAGGCTGAACCCGCGAGTGGAAGCGACCACAACATTTTTTCATGCTCGGGTCTGTACTCAGTCATCACATCTGTTAACTGATAGTTCATGTCCTCGCGCACACGTGCGGCGGCTTCTTCACGTAGTTTGTCAACTGCGCCAACGATCTGCGTCTTCACAGGACCCATTGCTGGGAACGTCTCCATCATTGCTTCAGACTGAAACCTGACGACGGACTCTGTCAACATAGGGTGAAATACACCACAAGCGCCCTGCCAAGGTTCTGTTCGTTCTTCGTAGTTCAGCCCCAGCAACTTCAGACCATCAACATATGTCTTGATCCAATCTCTGCGGTCCATTTGATCTTTATCAAAGTCGCCCACTAAGTCTTCTGCAAGGCCAGACAAGTCGCCATCGTCCATGTACTCGGCAAGGTTGGCATCGAATGTATCTGCTGTTTCTTTTTGTGGTTTTAAATCAATCTCAATGTCGCCCATTTGTAAGCTAACTGACTCGGGGTCCTCAATCTCAATCTCAATGTCAGGCTCCATCAAATCAGAAATACCCATAGGGGCTTGATACAGACTTTTATCCATTGAACTAGTTGCCATTTTGTGTCCTTACACTGTGTAGTACCGCTCGTTGCGGTTACCTTTGAAATACTGAATGTCTTCAGGCTCATCGCTTGGTAAGCGTAAGAACCCACCTTGTCTAAACCTCATAAGCGCCAAAGTCGTTGCGTCAACCAAGTCATCGTGTTCGCCGGATGGGAACTCCGCAACTTCATCTACCAATTCTTCAGCCCACCTAGTCTGTGGAATCCATACTTTTCCAGACGCGATTATGTCTGAGACTGCGTTAAGACGGGCAATTTTGTCTTGGCCTTTACCCGGCGTGTACTCCTGCACAGGTATGCCCATTGCTCTTAGGTCATAGATCAACGGCGCTCCGGATGCCTTCTTCTCTATAAGCACTCCGTCTGGCTCGAACATGTTGTACTCAGCCAGCACATCTCGTTTTAAGTCAGGGTACTCAACACGCTTTTTATATGTGTTTAAAAGAATAATGTTTTTTGTCTGGTCTTCTTCGTTGGTAAATATGCCCCACGTTGTGCCTGCGGAATAGTCAGCCCTGTTGTTTTTCTCAAACGCCGTGTCCCATGTCTGAAGTACATACTCACACTCGGGGGGACGATTGGGTTCCCACCATTTCCACCAGTCGCGCTTCACAATAGCTGACTCGTTACCTACGGGGTTCTGTTGGTACTGCGCTTGCCACTTGGCGTTAGGCAGTTCGTTCCTAAGCGCATCCAACTCCTCCATTGACCAGAACTGAGGCCAAAGAGGGTTGCCACTTGGCAGGATTGCAGGAAACTCAATGACTTCCCACTCTTCACCGCTCCTTGAAGCAGCAGCTTTAATCACTTGGCCGGTCAAATCCCGCTGAGACCACCGAGTCATAACTATAACAATAGCCCCACCCGGCTGGAGACGCTGTCTTGGGCCAGATGTGTACCACTCATACACCTTGTCATACACATCAGGGTTGGTAGCCGCCATTGCAGCCTCTTGTTCTGAGTGTGGGTCATCTATTATTAGTACGTCAGCACCTTTACCGGTCACTGCACCGCCCACACCAATCGCAAAGTAGTCGCCACCCTTGCTGGTATTCCACCGCCCGGCCGCTTTTGAATCACTTTGCAGGTGTAAATCAGGAAAAATCTCGTGGTAGACCTCAGAATCTACCAAATTTCGCACTTTCCGACCAAAACCCACCGCTAATTCAGCAGTATGGGACGCTTGAATCACTTTTTTGCCCGGAAACTGCCCTAAAAACCATGCAGGGAGCAGATATGAAGCGAATTCTGACTTAGTATGGCGGGGTGGCATGTTAATTATGAGTCGTTTGCACTCTCCACGAGCCACTCGCTCAAACGCATTAGCCATTCTCTTATGGTGCGCCCCAGAAATAAAGGTAGGCCAGACCCTTTCCACAAACTTAATAAACTTCTCTTGCGCAAGCTCACGCTCTTTGAGCTTCTCTAACTTCGTTAGCTGTGTCTCTAGTACCCGCAAGTCCGACTCGCTGAGTTTCCCTGAGTTAATCAGTGTTTCTATGTCTTTTAGAGTGATTTCACTCATTATCTTGTACCTCGGATTCCGGGATTTCGTCGTTCGTTTCAGAACCGGCAATAAGTACTTCTTCCACTTTTACTGCGCCTAACTGAGCATCCAGATCATCCAAGGGGGTGATATCTGACACGTCGGTATTGAGCAGGCGCTTAACTCTTTCCTTGATGGAATTCTCAAGAGACGCAGAAGTTGTGTGGTGGATAGTGATCTCGCTGCGTTCTGTGAAGAGGCCGATGTCCGAATGCTTGCCCAAAAGCTCAAGTGCTTTTAATTCAATCTTCGGGTCGCCGTTGTCCGCAAGAAGAACAAGTTTGTTTGTTATGAAATTTCTGGCTTGTAGCGCATCGGCAAACGCTTGGAAGTCAAACTTCTTTACCAGATGGTGAGCCGCTGCTGCCTCGTGTGACTTAGATATAGTCTTGGGCGTATTTGGTTTGGCTGCACCTGTGAGCAGATCCGCAGCTTTGTGCAGATCATCGTCATCAAAATCTACGCTGCCCCCTAGCTCATTTATGAGATCAATGGTGTTTACAGCGACAGCTATGCTATCCGCATGAGTCTTAGGTTGCTCATCGGACAAATCAAAAGGAACAGGATGTTCCGTAGTA